ACCCCGGTGTCATCAGCTTTTACTCTTATCTGCAGCTTTAGATTTTGCAATATCCGCATCTCTCTTCTCCTTCTCACGCGCTATGCGTTGATCGCCAGCGAGCTTGATTCGATTCAAGCGAATCTCTTCGTCGGCCTTTCGTCGTTGAATTTCGATTTCACCTTTGAGCTTCTGCTCCTGCAGTTGTGCGATGCGCTCAGCTTGTTGTGCTTCCTGCGCTATCTTGGCAGCTTCAGCAGCGTTCTTTTCTGCAGCTCCAGCATCCTCACCGCCACCTTGCGCTTCAGCAATGATCAATTGCGCCTCTGCAATCGCTTTCGCAGCCTCTGCCTTCTGCTTCTGTGCAGTAGCTTCCTTAGTCGCAATATCAGCCTGCTTAAGCGCAATCTCAAGCTGTGCCAGTTCCTGCGCTGCCGGATCTGCATCAGCCCCTTCGTTAGCTTCGCGGATACGCTGCGCGATCTCATGCTTCTTCGAAAGCTTCGAAGCTTCGATCAGCACATCATCAGGGATAGCAACGCCTAACTCTCGCATACGCAGAGCCTCGTCAAACTGCGACTCCTCGAAGGTGTCGGTCAGCGGCACGTCTGTGATCGCAACGTCGTATTCACCAATAGTCAGATCGTTTATGATCGTACCCTCTGGTGTCGCGACGTTAACGCGAATCTCTTCATCATCACCACCGAGACGTTGAGCAGCAACACGGAAGAGACGTTCCTCTGTGTAGTGCTCCTGCACGATAGCAAGTACACGCGTAGCAACAAGATGCCGAGTCTGTACAAGATTGAACAACGCTTTAGCGAAGTTGACAGACCCGGCCAAGTTTTTCGCTCGAATCGCTTTGCCCGATACATCTGCACGGTCGAAGCCACGCTTTGAGTCCGATGCACCTGACAAGTCTTTCACATACTCGTCAGCCTTGAACGCCATTCGATCGAGGCCGGTCGGTATCTGATTTGGCTGAATCTTCTCAAGCGGGTTCGTACCCTTGCGCCGCTCAATGACAACTCCAGTCTCTGCACCGCGATTCTCCAACTCTTCCGGGTCCATGTTGACGAGTTGATCTTCCTCCATCTGCCAACCGCTGTTTGCGGTCGTGTTGATGACATGCAGCTCCTGACTGAGCGTTTTGTTGAGTAAGTCCTGCGGCGAGATAATATTCTCCACCATGCCAAGTGCATTGCCTTCATGGAACACTGGGAAATAAGGTATGAGACTGAAGTGCTTGAGCGGACCCCAATCATCAAATAGCACGAAATCATCGGCTGTTGTCATATAACGAATGCGTTCGATCTTCTTAGGCAGGATAAGGTAGTCAAATGCCTGAGTGACTTCCTTAATACGCTCTGCATCCCATCCATCGGGGATCATGCGCATATCGCCAGTCTGTCGGTCAACAAAGTGATCTGCTTTGTCGATATCCTTATATTGTCGTTCCACAACGCGAATTATGCGTCTCACCTTCGAATCGAAGGAAACTCTGGATTGTGGGAAGAACGATGGGTGCATATTCGCGGAACGGTTGGTACCAACACGTACAGCACCGCCGAAAGTATTATTCAGTGAATCTGTAGAATCAACACCGAATCGGAAGTTTCGTGGGTCTGTTTGTTCGAGTTCTTTGCCATCTGCTTCGTTGAACTGCGTCTTGATCTCGTTCGCAGTCATCCACTGCGTATAGAAGACCTCTTTCCACGTATCGGGATCGTACTGCCATGCATCGGGATCGATAATAACATTCTTCGAGTTTACTGATCGAATATTGACTTCACCCTGTAAGTGGTCGTTGAAGTTGAGCCGAACATCGAAGAAGCCACGACTTCGTATGATGCCTGAGTCAAAGACCTCTGCCTCTTTAGCTTGGTAGTTGTTGGAGCGGAGAATAGACCTGTATATCTTCGTGAGGGCATCAGCCGTCTCTTGATTACCAGACGCAGTAGGTTGAAACGAGACATCACCTTGTACCTGTAGCATTTCGCCCATAACGACCAAGAGTGATGAAAAGACCTTATTGATCGTTACTACAGGCTTCAGCTGTTGTTCCAGCATGCGCCGTGTCTCTTCTCGCCACTGATTTCCGTAGAAGTATTGTTCACAGATGTTCGCTTTGCGAACAAAGTCTAGATGACCGTTATCACGAGCGAACGCGTACCGGCTCCAGTTCTCCTCTGTTTTTTGAATATCTCTAGGCATTGTGTTTACCTTGGTTGCGTACAGACTACATCGAAGCCGGGGTTTAGTCTGTTTTTAGAGGTTTCCGCTTCTTCACTTTTTTTCTTGGGCGTACGACGACTTTTTCGGCCTTCGTTGGTCTCGTCTGTCTCTCTTCCAACCCTTGTAGTTGTTTCTTCCGATTCAGTGCTGGGAACGCACTGCGAAGTCCGCTTTTGAGTCGTTCTGCTAGAGTTGCCATATATCACCTGCTTTAGACTAGCCATAACTAATACTTGGTGTTGAGGTTTGCTTACGGGGTTTCTTCACCCTCGCTTTCTTCTTTTTGGGCGCGGCATCGCGGAGTGTTGTTTTACCAAAGATCATTGAGTCCCCCTACATTGAAATAAATGAGGAGACCAATGATAACCATAACGCCGAGAAAGATCAGGTACGTATAGTTGACCATTGACATTTTTTTCATGCTGCCATCGGGTCCTTGCCCATGTTCTGTTTCCGAAGCTCTTCGTTCAATCGCTCTCTCGTGGTTTTGATACCGTCACGCCTGCGGCGTCGTGTCTCCGGGTCTATACGTTTCGGTGTCGAGAAGTTCCTCTCGACCATCCGAGCGAGCCAAGCCAGAGCGTCCACGCAGTCGTCAAAGGTACCATTTGGGAATCGTAACAGTTCATGCACCATGATTTCCACCCATGGTGACATATCCGGATCTGCCAGAACGACCTTCCCGGCCTGCATGTACCCCTGTAGTGGGCGGGCTCGAATCAGTTTATCGGTCAGCGGTTTGAGCATATCGTCAAACGGTGGGTAGATTCGCATCTCTTTCGAGAGTCGATTCAGCTCTGGCCTGATCGCTAGCTCCAACTGTCCACGCTCAATACCGACCAAGCACATCTGGTTGGTCATCTTCCGATACTTCGCATAAACCGTGATTATGTTACGAGCAATTTCGTGTGCGTCCCACCGTCCTCTGAGTTGGTCAATAACTTGAATGTTGCCTTCATGATCGATCGCTCCAACAACGCCGACAGACCAATCGTTCGTCTGCTTTTTACCAATCGCCAAGTCCCAAGCAATCGCGATTGGCAACTCGTGGAAGTCAAGCGAACCCTTGCGATATCGCAGCATTTCCTTCTTGATGTACGACCCTTCATCCGGCACCGGGTTCTGCTGGTAAAGCGCATGCCAATGCCGCGACTGTAATGCGTTTCGTATTTTCTTGAGTCGGTCTGACGGGTAACGCGCTGGATGAAGGGCATCTCCCTTACGACGCAGTAACCGAGCCTTTGCCGATTCGAAATCAATAACGTTCGATCCACCACGGGAGTGAATATGAGCTTCAGGTACGACTGGAGTGTCAGATTCGGGATCAACAAACACAGTCGCGCCGTTTTCGTCCTGATACTCGTCGTACTCAGCTTCTGCGGGATAGGACACGATCTCCCACGTGTCGATGTGACTGCGCTTCTCGCGAAGGTCTTTCTGCATGTCCGCGATGCACATCGAGTATTTAACATCATCGATCTCGCCTTCCTCGTGCTGCTTGTTGAGCATTTCCCGTATTTCACGCTCTAACCCCTCCAACTCTTTATATGCCTCGTTCATCTGCGCGACAAGTCGACCACTCAGGTCGTCATCGTGCCACCGTGTTTGTATGACCAGCACTCCGGACTGTGGAGCGAGTCGAGTGTACGCAGTGGAACCGTACCAATCCCAAGTCGACTCACGCGTCGTCTCAGAGTCAGCTTCCTCTGCATCTTTGACCGGATCATCAATTATCAGGATGTGTGCGCCCTTACCCGTAATACCACCACCAACACCAGCCGGTATGTAGCCACCACCTTCTGTCGTACCCCACCCTTCGACGTTTTCGTTCTCTCTATCAAGGATTGTGTCGGGGAATACGCTCTGATATCTCGGATCGCGCAACAGTGCGCGAACGTAACGCGAGAACTTGATTGGCAGGGAAGAACCATACGATGCAGCGATGATTTCGAACTCAGGCATCTGCCCTAGCGCCCAAGCAGGGAAGTGCTGAGACGCGATAATGCTTTTTCCGTGTCGCGGCGGCATGAAAAGCATCAAACGCGGATTCATACCGGCGACGACTTCCGCAAAGAAGCGTTCGAGCCGATTACAGATGTCTACATGTACCCAACCAGCAATATACTTCGGATAGAAACGTTTCAAGAACTGCAACAGCGACTTACGCGATAATTCGCGCTCCATTAGCTCGCGTTTGGCGGTCATGACTTTGTCGCGAGTCTTCGTATGTGTACGCTCGCGTTTTGCTTCTTTTTCTGCAAGCTTCCGACGCGCTACATGTAAGTTCTTCTCACGCACATGGTCTGAGTTCGCAGCACTCAGTTCTTTCTTCTCCGCTTCCGATTCGCAAAGCATGCACGTCGCTTTCCGCATCTTGGTAGTCTTCGCGAGATCGAGCGTCTCCTTCTCTTCTGCGGTCTGCGCTCGAAAACCGAACTGCTTAACTGGCTTGTCTTCCTTACAACTGTCGCAGACCTTAGTCCTTGGTGCGGTTAAATTCGCTAAAGCCCGCTTTGTGGGCATCGACTTTGTCTTTTTCTTACGCGGCATCTTGCTCTACCACGTATTCGCCTTCTTCATCCACGTGCGCTTCGAGCAGAGGGGTCTCTTCCTCGCGATTCAACAATTCAAGCAGCTCCTCCTTGCTCAAACTCTCGATCTGCTGCTGGCGCTCCTGCTCAGGACCAGTCAGTTCAATAATTTTCTTCTCCGGCGCGTAAAAACCGTTCATTCGGTTCACTTCAGCCATCGATCGGACCATTGCCTGCGGATCTCCCTGCGTTTTTGCGATATCGAACGCCTCAATCAGGTTCTCCATCACGTTTTCTCGCGTAAGTTTCGAATTTTTCTGATTTTCCGTCTGAATTACTTGAATTGCCGTCAAAATATCCTTGTCAGCAAGCATCGACTTGCTCTCACGACTCGGATTGGTGTAACCAGCATGCCGCGCCGCTGCCTTGGGCGTCATTCCTAACCCCATGTTCTCTATGAACAAGCGGACTCGATACATATCGCGGGCCATAGTCGCCCTCCATGAGTTACTGGTAATTCAGACAGTTACATTCCGAAATGTATCCGGGGGGAGGGAATTCGTCAAGGTTGGTGCCAGATCGAGGAATCGAACCCCGGTCTGAGGGTTACAACGCCCCAGCTCTACCACTGAGCTAATCCGGC